TTTTAATTGAATCAAATAGTTTAAAAGCTGTTAGACATATTAGAAATAAATGTATAGATTCAGGATATTTACTAAAAAGAGATATTGAATCTGAAAAAATATTTAAAAAAAATAAGATTGCTCGATATTTAAGAGTATATAACATAATTGGTACAATGGATCCATTATGTTATAGTTGAGATACGGTAGGTCTCAATTTTAAGTAATAAATAAACAAACGGTTAGCTAAATGCAACCAATAAACACAGGAGGTTTAAAATGACAAATTTTAAAGAAACATTTCTATACAACGATTTTGATTTAGTTTGGAAAAACTTATTCGATCAAAAATCATCCTATCTACCAGTAATAACAAATAAAATGAATTATCCAGTTGATATATATACAACGGATAATGGAATACAGTTTGAAATTGCTGCGGTAGGAAAAGACAAATCAGACATTGAAATATTAACAGAAGGCGAAACCTTAAGAATAAAATACCAAAAAGATGTTGAAGAGCAACGAGATTTTATTCATAAAGGAATAGCAAAACGAGACTTTGATTTTGCTTGGAAAATATCTAAGGAATTAGATTTATCCAAGGCAGAAGCCAGTATGGAGAAAGGTTTACTAATTATTAGTATTCCATATGCAAAAGACAGAGCACCGAAACAAATAGTTATAAAATAAGTTATAATGAGACCTACCAATTCTCTATATATTCAACCAACAATTGAATATCAAGATAAACGTTTTAATATTCGAAGACTAGTTCGAGAAGTTCCAGATGAAAATATTGAATATTGGAAATCAATTATAAATCATGATGTAGTTTTACGAAAAGATGGTTATTTATGGTTTCTAATAGAAATTAGCGATGCTGAAATTGTAGAAGAATGAAAAAACAAAAGTTTCCAAAATATATACAAGAAAAATTTAAAAAACCTCAATTCAAAGTAGGAGATCGTGTTAAATATGAATTTCTGGGAGATAATGGATGGGGTTATATAACAAAAATACAAAAATTCAATGAAACAGTTAGTTACATGGTTCAAGGAAATGGTTACTCGTATCCTTGTGGCCTTCAAATTAAAGAGCACTCAAGTTATTACGCCGGATCCATTGATTACGAGGCCTCAAAGAATCAACGAAATAATGAGCCTACCGCAAGTGCAGAAACTAAAAAACGAAATGACAATAAAACAAGGAAACGAGTTTCTGGATCTAGTAGCAATACAATATCAAACTCAAGATCTAAATCTAGGTCAAAGAATGGTATTGGGAATGGCAATGCAAACAACTCAAATGCAAGTGTCAAAGGCAATGAAAAATCTAGAAATGATGAATTAGAAGTTGCTATTGATAAACAAAAAGATTTCTTAAGAAAATTTATTTAAATACTCGGATCTTATTAATATTTTTATTATATTATATTAATATACCAATATTTAACTTTACCAATATTTATATAAAAGAAAGTAAATTATGAAAAAAATTAAAGACATAGTAAATTCATCTTGGTTTAAAGCTGCTGCTATAGGTGGTATAGGTGTTTTATTATTATTAGACAAAAATGTATTTTATTCTGGTATAGCATTTGGTTTTGCTGTTAGAGAATTTTTATTAGCATTTAAAAAGTAAGAAAGAAATAGTTATGAGTAATCTCAAATACAAAGAAAAAATAACCGATGATTTAACTGATACATATGAAATCATTAAATCAGTTGGTAGAGGCATCGAAACAGGAAAAATAGATCCTCGATCAGCAATAACAAATTTAGCTGAAGCTTTAAGAAAATTAGACTCTGCAAAATATTTTATCGATAGGGAATGAAACGAACATTTCCATATGTGGTATTAATATCATCACTAACATTAGCAGTAAGTGCTGCATATTATAGTGTATTTGGAATAAGTAAGTTATTTTCAGCTCAAGCTATAGCTGTTGCCATAATGGCAGGAGCATTAGAAGCTTCTAAACTAATAACTGCAACTTATTTGCATCGATATTGGAAACACCTTAATATCTTATTTAAAACATATTTAACTAGTGCTGTTGTAATTTTAATGTTTATAACATCACTAGGTATATATGGATTTTTAACTTCTGCATATCAAACAACTGCAAATGATTTATTTATAATGGATAAACAAATAGCTGTAATTGAAATGAAAAAACAAAGATTTCAAGATCAATTAAATGGTTATACAAATGAAAAAATTATGTTAGCTAATTCTATATCAGAATTAACTAAAGGTTTATCTAATAATAAAATACAATATCGAGATAAAGAAACAAATCAAATTATTACAACTACTTCATCTTCTACAAGAAGAGTTTTAACTGCTCAATTAAATGATATGAAAATAGAACGTAATAACGTTTCAATAAAGATTGAAAAATTAACAGACTCAATTACGTCATATGATTTAAATATATTAGATATTGAATCAAATTCAACAGTTACTGCGGAGATTGGTCCTTTAAAATATGTTTCTGAATTAGTAGAACGTCCAATGAATCAAGTAGTCAATTGGTTTATATTGATATTCATATTTGTGTTCGATCCTTTAGCAATAGTATTATTGATTGCTGCCAATAAAGCATTTGATATAAAGTCATTGACAACTAAGAAAAATATATATGGTGAACAAGTTATAAAAAATAGTAACCCAGAAGCTTTTAGGCCTCCACATCCGTCTGATGCTGCAGCAGCTCCTTATTCTGATACTGAAGATTATCTTGAAGCAGAAGCTGAAAAAAGAATGGATATTATTGGTCAGAATGGCAATGAAGGATTGCATTATGAAGAAGAAATAAAAGAATCTCCTCCAAAACGTGCAACTGGACAACATATCACATAAAAACAAATAATCATGATAATATCAATTATGTATGGTGCAACAGGATCAATATTTCTTGTTACCTTAACAAATTTACTAATAAAAATATTTAAAAAATTTAATAATATAGGTTATTCTATAATATATGCTAGTTTATTTTTAAAACTAATATTTTTAAGTGGATTTATATTAGCAACTAAAAATGAAATACCTAACCAAATAATGTTTGCTGTTGCAATATTGGTAGGAATATTATATTCAACAGTTAATGTTATATTAAAATTAAAATAAATGAAAAAATCAATTAAAAAAGTAAAAACAACAAAAATGTTACAATGTAGATGTAAAAATTGTAACAATATGGTACAAGTTGCATCAACTTCATTATCTGTTATATGCTCTTTATGCACATTTAAAATGGCAGAAGGTATATTGGAATATTCCAAATAATTCATTATAATATAAATAAAAATATGTTAGAAGCAGAAAAAATAAAATCCAATTGGGAAGAATATAGAAAAAGAGTTAATGAGTTATTTCCTACAAGAAATTATGAATTAAATAAAATGTATGATGATTATGAAGAAAGGATCGTAATGATGCCTGCTTCTTCAGTTGCTCATTATCATAATGCATTTGCAGGAGGATATATTGATCATGTACTTAGAGTTATGGATTGTGTAAATAAATTATATGATTCGTGGGAAAGTATGGGATCTGATATGTCTGGTTATAGTAAAGAAGAAATGATGTTTGCAGCAATGCATCATGATTTAGGGAAATGTGGATTTCCAGGAAAAGGAAGAGAAGTATATCAAGTTGAAACATCAGATTGGCATAGAAAAAATATGGGAAGAATGTATAAACATAATGAAAACATTCCATTTACAATGGTACCAGATTTATCTATATATTTACTTCAAAAATATCAAGTTCAAATGTCTTGGAATGAATTTCAAGCTATTAGAATACATGATGGTATATATGATGATGCTAATAAACCGTATTTTATTGCTAGATCGGCACAAGCTAAATTAAAAACTAATTTGCCTTTATTATTACATCATGCAGATCATATGGCATCTCAAATTGAATATGAAAGATGGAGATCATATAAAAATAATTCACCAAAGCCAGTATCAACAAAATCAAAAGCTACTAAAAAAACAGCTATTAAAAATTTAGCAGAACAAAATCCAGAAATAGATAAATCAATAATGGATATTTTTAGTGATTTTAAAGAAGATTAATTATGAATTTTTTATTAATATTATGTATTGTATTATTATCAGGTATTGTAGTATATTTCATATATAGAGCATATATTTTAGCCGGCGTATATTCAGATTTAGAAGAATATACAAAAGAGTTAGAAGATATGAGTCAATACATGTATACTCAAATAAATGAATCATATAAAGCAATGAAAGAAATTGATAGACTTGGAGCTTTTGAAAAAGACGATGAAGCCGGTACTACATTTTCAATGTTAAAAGACGTTATTGATAATTTAGAAAAAGAATTTAATGGGAAGAAAAAAGAAGAAGTCAAATAGGTATTGGACTAAGATTACCGAAGGATCTATATCAGCATATAATAGGTCATATGAAAATACAATATTAAAAGAAAAAATATATAGAAGATTTATATTTCCTGCTTTTATGAAGTTATCAGAAAATCTTATTAATAAAATGAAGTGTGAATATATTGATTCATCCTTTAAAGATTTACAAACCGATTTAGTTACATATTTAACTATTAGATTAGATAAGTTTAATCCAAATGCAGGAAGAGCATATTCATATTATACAAGAACTTCATTTAATTATTTAATTGCTGAAAATCAAAAAGGATATGCAAAACTAAAAAAAGAATCAGAACCAATCAATATTGATGAGCAACGAAATGTTATGACAGAAATGCATAATACCGAAATGGCAGAAACTTTAAAATACTTTATGGATGCATACGTTGAATATTGTTATAATAATATAAATTCTATATTTACTAATCAAACTGATATTCATGTTGCTGATTCTATATTACATATATTTGAAGATCGTGAAAATATTGAGCAATTTAATAAAAAAGCATTATATGTATTTATAAGGGAACGTACTGGATTGGAAACTAATAATATTACAAAGGTAATAAAAGTTTTAAAACATATATATTCAACAAAATTTTTAGAATACGAACAAACTGAGTTCGTGAATTTGCCCTTCTAATATTTATATTAAAAGGAATCCATATTATGGATGTTAATGATCATTTATTTAAAGGTAAAAGTTTTTCTGACTTAATGTCAGATGTCTATCATAATTCTAAAAAGAAAGATAGACAAATTAATCAATTGATATCTCAATTACAACCACTAATACGTACTGCATCGGATGCTACTATAATAGTTCCATTAATTAAAGAGTATTTAGATGTTGCTGTTAAAAATGATGATCATTTAGTAAAATTAACAGCTATAGTTCAACGTTATATATCAACTCAACAAACTATAACTGGAGAAAATTCTTTATTAAGTGATGATGAAAAAAATCAATTATTAAAAATTGCAGAATCTGAATTTGAAGAAGAATTAACAGATGAAATTGATAAAATTCAAAATGAAGATAAAGAACTACAAGAAAAAATTAACAATGTAAAAGAGTCATTGGAGAAAAATGATGCTGGTTAGTTTTTTATTAGCTGAAGTAATAGATAATAATGTTTTAGAAACATATGAGTATAATATAGATAATATAAATTCATCTTATACTATATTAGTACGAACATATGACGAAGAAAAAACACAAGAATTAATATGTAAACCAGCTAACCAAAGATTAAAGGATATACCATTAATTGGAGAACATGTATTAGTATTCCTAGGAACTAACGAATTTAGCACGGTTGATAAATATCGAAGACAATGGTATTATTTTCCTGCATATGGTATACAATCAAATATTAACCATAATGCATTACCAGGAATTTCTGAAATTCAAACATCAAATGTTAATGCAACTGGAGTACAAGGTGAATTAGGAGAATCTTTCAAAGAAAAAGAAGTTTCTGCATTACAACAATTTGAAGGCGATACTATAATAGAAGGACGATTTAGTAATAGTATTAGATTAGGAAGTACTGTTAATAATGGAAAATATAGTTTACAACCAACATGGCAAGGCAATACAGATGGAGATCCTATAATAATAATATCAAATGCTCATACTGATAAAATTAATAAAGAATTTACTATAGAATCATTTAATGATGATGCATCTTCTTTTTATTTAACATCTATGCAGCAATTGGTTGATTTAAAATTATATAGAAATCCAACAAAATCTTCTCCAGTTTCTAAATTTAGAACATCTCAGTTAATTGGAGATGCAAATAGAATAATTTTAAGAGCTAAAACAGACTCTATTATATTAGATAGTCCTAATAGAATAACATTGGGTACGCCAGAAGTACGTATAGGAGCTGAAAATGCAGGACATCCTTTAGTTAAAGGAGATAAATTAAAAATGATATTAAATGATTTAGTTGCTGTTATTAATGCAGGAGTAATAGGACCTGCAGGAATTGCTTCAGCACCGTTACAACAAGGAAAATTAATAAGTATATTAACTGATATAGGTAAATTAAACAGTGATAGACATTATTTTGATAAATAAAAAGGATATATAAAAATGCCAGTTTCGTTCCCATTAGATAAAATACCAGCACTTCCAGCACAAGCTGTTGCATTGCTGGTTGATCAAATTAACGTATTTATTAATAAAATACAATCAGAAATAGAAGCTACAATTTCTGAAGCAGCTAAGTTACCAGATGATGTTGGATGTGATTATCCACCAATACAAGATTTATTAGCACGAATTAAAAATATTCAAAAAATGGTAGAAAAAGTTATGGAGCTTGTACCATTAATAGAAAAAATTATTAAATTATTAAAAACATTATTAGCTATAGCTAATGCAATAAAAGCATCTATATTTTTAATTCCTATAGTAGGACAAGCAGCATTAATGGCTGAATTAGCAATAGTACAAAATATGGTTTTAGCTAATGCTACTGTTGCTGTTAAACAATTAGGAACTATTCCTGGATCCATGGCTGCATCTTTAGAAGCAACATTACGTAATTTAGCATCTGTTGCTATAAAATTAGATACTAAATGCGGAGATGATGATTTAAATGGCGCTGGCGGAAATTTAGTTACTAATGAAAATTTACAAAAAGCAATTGATGATTATGATTTTTCTGATAGTATTCCGGAAAAACAACCTGCAGGAGAATGGTTATTAGTACAAGGAAGTGGCACTTTAGGAAGTCCTTCTGGACAACCACCTGTTCCTAAAAGTCCATATACTGATTCAAATGGAGATATATGGATATGGAATGGAGAAATTGATCCAGGTACAGGAGTTGCTTGGGGTAGTAAAAGAAGTAGATTAGATGATAATACTATGGGAAGTGAATTTTATTCAGAATTAAATGTTGGTATTAATGATATAACAGCAAGAATTGAATCAATTGAATTATTAGTTAATTCGCAACGAGATTTATTGACATCATTACAAGAAGCACCGGCTCAATCATATAATGGATCAGGTCCTCCAGATGCAGAATTAGGAAAGTCAGGAGATTATTATATTGATACCACCGGAAATGGTATATATGGCCCAAAAGATAATAATGGTTGGCCAGACGTC